CGAGTATTGTAGTTTTTAGGCTTGCTTTTAGACATTGATAAGTCCGGGAAATGCTTGATTTACAATATCGAGTGTTACACCTGGATAAGGCAATGTTTTATCTTTAATAGAAAGAAGCAACTTAGCATCTTCTGGATCAACTGTCTCAAGCAATTCAACAAATAATGTTTCTCTACGCAGTTGCTTAAGATTTGGACTGCCACCTTCAACAAACAAATATAGCTTACGTGCTTCAGTGAATAGTCGATGGTGTTGATCAACTAGATCATTTGGCTTATAGGGCGGATTACCTTCAGGTAATGCCCATTTAATTGTAGGATCATATGCACCGCGAAGAATCATGTGTAGTGTAGTCGATTGATTCTGACGAAGATAACCAATTCTTGCAACATCATCAGTAATAGATGATGCCTTCTTTAAGATTTCTGCAATACCAAGTTTCATTAAGTGAAGTCTCCAATAGATTCTGTCAAGTTTTTAAGACGATTTGCAATAAAGTAATTAAGCAAATTAGAACTCTTCTTATTTGCCTGTTCATCATAACTCTCGAGGATCTGAAGTTTAATACTTTCAGGCACTTGAGTCAGGTCAATTAACTGTCTGTTCCGCATATAGTTACGAAAGTTTGGATGATCTAGTTTATCGTCAAGACCAAGATTAATTAGATCATCCATTTTCTTTTGTGTCATTGGTTTCTGGCGATTGCCCAATACAAAACAATTATCATCAGACAAAATATTAGGAATTCCATCGCCAGCGTCACCTTTTAAAATATGTTCAGCCAAAAACTTATCGGGATTATTACATGTAATAAACTTTTTCATCACTGGATTATATTGACGAATATTAATATAACGTTGCAATTGCTGGAAATCTTTATCACCAGACAGAATCAAGATCTTCTCATTTGTATTACCAAACTCAATACAAAGAGTACCAATAATATCATCAGCCTCAGCACTTTCAATATCAATAATTCGGTACGGGAAATACTCTTTAAGTTCACTACGAATCTTATTCAAGCATTCAAAAATAGCTTTCCAATCAAGTTCGGATGCTGCTTGAGACTTCTTGCGATTTGCTTTATAGTATGGAAAAAGTTGCTTGCGCCAATAATTCTTATTATCACATGCAATAACTAATTCGCCATATTCTTCGGCAAATTTAGTTTTATACATGCGAATAGAATTAAGACACATATGGCGAACCATATTTTCTTCAACTTGCACATTAGTATGATTGCCAAGTTGAACCATAATATTACTTAGCATAACTTGACTTAGGTCAAGAATAATCACTTAATTAATCCTTTGTTTTGATTTCACTATCATTGGTTATAGTTATTCTTATGTTTTCGGCTATACTTAGATTGCCATCATCATCAGTCTCAAATAAATTATTAGCAATAATTTGAAGCGGGTGTTCCATTCCATACACTCTACATAGAAATGATCTTACCGCTTCAACTACTAATGCGCCGTGTTTAGTAATATTAGGATCTTCATCATCGAGATTGAATCCTGCCAATGATAATCTATCGAATAACATTGGCATCATATTTTCGAGTGATTCCTGTATATGAACTTGTCTAACATCATCCATATTCTCGATTACTTCCTCAATAGTTTGAGGCATGATATTTCGAGGATTGTCTCTTTGCGGAAATAGAACAATGTTATTTGCGTTCATAATATATTATATACCTATTTAAAAAGTTTGTCAACCATTTTTTTATTTATAGTTTTAATGATTCTGGATCCAATGCATAGTCGATTCGAACCATTTGAATAAGACTATGCATAATTGCCATATGGGCATCTTCAACTATGCCATAATTATTAGATTTTATATGTATAATACAATCAGCCAATTTATCTCGTAATACTTGGCCACCATCAAAACCAACAAAAGCCAACGTAGTCATATTTTTTTTCTTGGCTTCTTTAAGACCTTCAGTAATATTTAGTGAATTACCACTCGAAGATACTGCAATCGCGGTAGCAAATGAACCATCATCAAAAAATTCTAATTGTCTTGCAAATACATGTGAATAACTAAAGTCATTCGATATTGCACTATTCAATGGGCCATTAGAAGAAAGACTAATTGCTTTGGCCTTGAGTCCTGTATCATAGTATATACCTTTATTATAATCACAACAAAAATGATCAGCAATGGCAGCAGAACCACCATTTCCGAAGATATATACCGGACTTCCTAAACTCAATGTAAGTGTATTATAAGCATTCTTTATATCTGCATCCGATACTGTATTGATTGCAATATGTAGATTTCTTACATAACCACGAAATGAACTCACTATACTCGACATGCAACACTTCCTTCATCTGTAAAATTGATATGAAATCTTTTATATTCTCTCATAGCAAGAGATACTGATCCTCGACTAGATTCTGGTACATAAAACAACATATAACCACCACCGCCAGCACCAAGCAACTTACCACCGAGTGCACCAGCACTTATACCTCTTTGATACATGAAATCAATATCGGAATTTGAAATTTTATTTGATAACTTCTTTTTAATTTGCCAAGCTTCATCCAATAAAACTCCAAAATCGTTGAGTTTATTTTTTTGTAAATACACTAATGCTTGTTTAGCAAGATATACCAACCTAGTCGTATTATCAAAAGCATCAGTATTGTTGCTAATATTATTGACTTGATCAATAAGAATATCCGAAGTACTTCTACTTATCCCTGTGGAATAACACATAAGATTATCATTTAAACTTCGAAGAGTATTAGCACCAATATTTAATGGGGTTACTTCAACACCTGATGAATCAAATCTTATTACATTGAACCCACCATATGCCGCAGCATATTGATCTTGTTTGCCAATTTGTTCACCACAATGTTCAATTTCAATCTCACAAGCAGCCTCTGCAAGATCTTTTTTATTATGAAGTAAACCCTTATGAATATATAAAGCTTTTAACAACCCTACAGTAAAAGTAGAAGAAGAACCAAGGCCAGTGCCTTTTGTAGGTACATCGGAAAAACTACAAATTTCAATATTATTTTTAATATTAAAATATTTTAAAGCTTCTTTGATACGATTATGTTTAAGTTTTTCTGCATTATCAACAACTTCCATTTCGGAATATACAGCTCTGATATGATTGGTTTGGCATTTGTTCAAAGCAATTTGTATATTCTTATCTATCGTTGTTGAAATAACCATTCCAGGATTTTTAGTAACGCATTGATTATAATACTGAGGAATATCGGATCCCCCTCCAAAGAAACTAATTCTGAGAGGTGTTGTACTGACAATCATGTTGTGCTATACTGGAATGTTTTCTTTGCCAGATAACGTGATTGAACGGTAGGATATTGTTCTTTCAACGAAACGAGGAGATTTTCCCATTCACCAGCAATCTTAATAATATTAAATCTGGTATCAGCATACTGTTTGATAAATCGCAAATACGTTTGTACATCTTCTTTATGAATCAAATCGATTGCATGATTCAATAAATGATAAAACTTATTGACATGAACATTATGATCTTCTTCATATTGATACATTGATGTTAAATTACCAGATGTATCGGAAAGACCAGCAAGATTTGGATGCAAGCAAAGAGCACCGGCACTCATTGCTTCAATCAATGCTCGACTATTACATTCCTGCCAAATAGAAGGATAAGCAAAGATATGTGCTTGTTGTTGAGCTTCTCTTACTGCCTCGTTTGAAGCATGTCCGTGATAAGTGATTTGTGGATGAGTCTTGCAAATTTCAAACAGTTCCTTGAACTGATCATCTGCTTGATCCCAACCATAGATTGAAAAACTTGAGAACACATCAAGATGAATATTCTTTCTCGTTTTTGCAAGTTCAACAAATACAGGCACAAGAAGAGCCAGACCTCTCTGAGGCGTGCTACTATAAATCAACCGAACCTGATCAGTCGACTTAACCTTATATTCAATTGGCACAATAGGTGTATCAATAACTGCACACTTATCATTCGGTGGAATACCTAACAGATTCACATATTGATTATATTGCCAGTGTCCACAAAAAACCATTTTATGAAAACGATTGCGGCTTGATATATCTTTTAAATGATTAGTCTCTGGATCATTCGGAAGATCATGCAACCAGTATACCCTAATCTTATCTTCTTCAATCTTTCTTACACGTGAACAAATGATTTGAAAATCATCTACCAATCCTTCTGGCAGATAAGATGCAACCATTCGTTTAGTTTGTTCAGTACCGCCGTTTGACTTTACCGAGATTTCGTTTTCCTCAAAACCTGACATTATTTCTATAACTCCAATGTTGTTTGATCATAATATCCAAATCATTACTTTTATATTGATATTTAAATCCAGTTGTTTTTATAAATTTATCTGGATTAGCTACAAGATAAGCTGG